AGCGATGTATTTGATGATATCTTTTTAAAAAAATATCTTATCCAGTTAGTTAAAAAACAATGGGGTACAAATTTATCAAAGTTTCAAGGTGTTGCAATGTTAGGTGGTGTTCAAATGAATGGTGAGCAAATCTACACACAAGCTCAAGAAGAAATTAATAAACTTGAAGAACAAATCCAACTAGCATATGAATTGCCACCTCATTATATGGTAGGATAGTACCATGAGAAATACCTATTTCAGTCATGGCACACAAGCAGAAAAAAATCTTTACGAAGACTTAATCATAGAACAATTAAAAATCTATGGTCAAGATACTTACTATTTACCTAGAGAAGAAATAACTAGAGATAGTGTATTAGGTAATACCACAGATAAATTTACAGATGCATATGCCATTGAGATGTATGTTGAAGATGTAAATGGGTTTGCTGGTCAAGGTGATTTAATAGGTAAATTTGGTTTAGAGGTTAGAGATGAATTAACCTTTGTAGTTTCAAGAAGAACATTTGAGGTATTGGTTGACAATACATCAAACACTCTTTCAATTAATAGACCAAGAGAGGGTGATATTGTTTGGATGCCCTTATTTAAAAAGTTTTGGCAAATTGATTTTGTTGAAGATGAAGATCCAATGTATCAGATTAATGATCTTCCTATATTTAAACTTAAATGTTCAGTATGGGAATATCAATCTGAAAGTGTTGAAACAGGTGTCACAGATATTGACAGTAGTTTGGATAAAGACACTATGGATTTATTGGTTAATCAAATATCATTAGAAAGTGGAACTACATCATCAGGTGCTTTACTTTCTGAAAATATTGTAGGCGATGTAGAAGCAGTATTAACAGAAGCAGGTGAGTTCTTGGTAGACGAAACAAGTGGCGATAATATTTTATACGAAGACGATCCAGAATATGTCGAATATATATTATTAGAAGATGCCGCAACAGAAAATATGAATGAAGACCCAATTGGTGGTGACAATGCTGCCTTTGATGCAGCTGCTGGACTTGATGATTTCGATTCAAATAACGATATCTTTGATTTCACAGAAAAGAATCCATTTGGTGATCCAAGAGATAACTAGGAGATATAATGTTTAAAGACGCACAATACCATGAATTGATAAGAAAAACGATTGTAGCATTTGGCACATTGTTTAATGACTTATATGTTTATCGACAAAATTCGTCAGGTAAAACAATTCAAAAAATGAAAGTTCCTTTGGCATACGGACCAAAACAAAAATTTTTAACCCGTATTGATCAAGATAGTTCAAGATCAGCAGAGAACACAAGAACCACAGCATTAACATTACCTCGTGTAGGTTTTGAAATGACTACTTTACAATACGATCCAGCAAGAAAATTAAATAGAATACAAAAGTTTAAAAAAGTAAAAGGTGCAGATAGTAAGTCTTTACAAAATTCTTATATGCCTGTACCATATAATGTTGGGTTTAGTTTATTTGTTATGGCAAAAAATAGTGAAGATGCTTTACAAATTGTTGAACAAATATTACCAACCTTTCAACCAGATTACACTATAACTTTAAATGTTATGCCAACACTAGATGTTGTTCGTGATGTGCCTATTGTATTAGGTGATGTATCATACGAAGATAGTTATGATGGAGATTTTACTGAAAGACGAGTTATTATGTACACTTTAAGTTTTACAGCAAAGATGTACTTATATGGTCCTGTCACCAGTAATAAAGTTATTAAGAGAGTTCAAGTTGATCAATACACAGATACTAATACTGCTGTTGCAAAAAGAGAGCAAAGATATGTTGTCACACCTAATCCTTCTACAGCAGATGCTGATGATAACTTTGGGTTCAACGAAGAAAGTTCTTTCTTTCAAGATGCAAACGAATACGATCCTGTATCTGGCACAGATAAAGATAGTTAATGAAAAAAGTTGAGGACAAGCTCAACGAGATATTGGACATCGCTAAAAAAGATGTCGTACCTGTTGAGAGTAAACCTATCATACCTCGTCCTAAAGAAAAAGAGGATATAGATAGCGATTACAAATACAGCAGAGAAAATCTTTACAACCTTGTTGAACGAGGTCAAGATGCCATTGATGGTATTGTGCAATTGGCAAAAGAAACCGACCACCCACGAGCATATGAAGTAGCAGGAACACTAATTAAAAATGTAGGTGAAGTGACTGAAAAACTTTTAGTGTTACAAGAGAAAATGAAAAAATTAAATGATGAGGTTGTAAAGGCACCTAATAAAGTAGAAAATAATTTATTTGTAGGATCAACAGCAGAATTACAGAAATTGATAAAGAAAAATGGAAAAGACATATCTAGGTAATCCTAATTTAAAAGCGGCAAATCAAAAAGTTAGATTTACCAAAAAACAAGTAGAAGAATTTTTGCGTTGTCAAGAAAATCCTATTTACTTTATTGCTAACTACATACAAATTGTTACACTAGACCACGGATTACAACCATTTAAGTTATATAACTTTCAAAAAGAAATGGTAGACACATTTCATAACAATCGTTTTAGTATATGTAAGTTACCAAGACAAACAGGTAAGTCAACAACAATTATTGCATACCTATTACACTATGCCATATTTAACCCCAATGTAAACATAGCTATACTTGCAAACAAAGCTGCAATTGCTAGAGACTTATTAGGTCGACTACAACTTGCATATGAAAATTTACCTAAGTGGTTGCAACAAGGTATAATAAATTGGAACAAAGGTAGTTTAGAATTAGAAAATGGTAGTAGAATACTTGCAGCTGCAACATCATCAAGTGCTGTTCGTGGTGGTTCTTATAATGTAATATTCTTAGATGAGTTTGCTTATGTTCCAAATAACATTGCAGAACAATTTTTTAGTTCAGTTTATCCTACAATATCTTCTGGTAAATCATCAAAGGTTATGATAGTTTCTACGCCTCATGGTATGAATATGTTTTATAAATTATGGAATGACGCCATACATGATCGCAATAGTTATAAACCTATTGAAGTGCATTGGTCAGAGGTACCTGGTCGTGATGAAAAATGGAAAGCAGAAACAATAAAGAATACCAGTGAACAACAATTTAGAACAGAGTTTGAATGTGAGTTCTTAGGTAGTGTAGATACACTTATTAATAGTTCTAAGTTAAGAACAATGTCTCACATACTACCAACACAATCTAATGCTGGTTTAGATGTTTATGAAATGCCTCAAAAAGGACATAGGTATGTAATGACGGTTGATGTTGCAAGAGGAACAGTAAATGATTATAGTGCTTTTGTTATAACAGATGCAACTAGCATACCATATAAAATTGTAGCAAAATATAGAAACAATGAAATTAAACCATTAATTTTTCCACAAATCATTCATAAGATAGCAACCAATTATAATCAAGCAGAGGTATTAATTGAAGTAAATGATATTGGTGGTCAGGTAGCAGATACAATGCAATATGATTTAGAATATGATAATCTTATTATGGTTAATCAAAGAGGTCGTTCAGGTCAGATTGCAGGTACAGGTTTTAGTGGTAAACAATCACAATTAGGTTTACGAACAACAAAAGCAACAAAGAAGATAGGTTGTTCTAATTTAAAAGCATTAATTGAACATGATAAACTTATCGTACAAGATTTTGACATTATTGCAGAATTATCAACGTATATACTTAAAGGTAAAGAAAAATATGAAGCTGAAGAAGGATCTAGCGATGATTTAGTGACTTGTTTGGTTATGTTTGCCTGGTTATCTAATCAAACATATTTTAAAGAATTAACAGATCAAGATATTCGAGCAAGACTTGTAGATGAACAACAAAACCTGTTAGATCAAGATATGGCACCTTTTGGTTTCATAGATGACGGATTAGAAGAACAAGAAACATACAAAGACCCTTACGGAACCACATGGTCACCCGTAAAAGTCAAAAGAGGTTGGTAAAACTTGATATTTATAAATAGTTTTACTAAAGATTATTAATAATTTTTTTAATTTAACTACTCAAAAGGAGAAAAACAAATGGCTTTTTTAGTATCACCAGGCGTTCTTGTTACGGAAAAGGACCTTACTAACGTAATCCCTGCTGTATCTACATCAATAGGTGCAATAGGTGTTGTTAGTGAGAAAGGGCCGATGGATGAAATCACTACGGTTTCAAGTGAAGACGAGTATGTTAGAGTTTTTGGAAAACCAGATTCTAACACATTCGAATACTTTTTTAGTGCAACCAACTTTTTACAGTACGGAAATGCTTTACGAGTGGTCAGAGCAACAACCGGAAACTTAAATGCTGCCTCAGGCGGTTCAGGTTTACAGGTTAAGAATACAACTGATTACTTAGATAACTATTCAGACGGTTCAGGATCCGTAGGATCATGGATTGCAAGAGAAGCTGGCACAGCAGGTAATAACCTAAAAGTCTCTATGTGTACAAACACAACTGCCTACGCACAAACACTTCCTTCAGATAATTTAGTCAATGACGCAACTGCGGCAATTGGCGATACAACTATCACGTTGGATGACGGTGCAGAGGTACAAGTGGGTGACATATTAGAGTTTGGAGATATCAGTAGCAACTTTACTGCTGCTCCATCAGGTCATTACTATAAAGTGACAGCCATATCAACACACACATTAACCATTGCTAGATTTAATCAAGCAACTGGTACAACAGAAACCGGCGGACTAAGACACGCAGTAGCAAACAATGCATTTGTTAAAAGATATTGGGAATACTATTTCAATTTCAATGCAGCGCCAACTACTAGCGATGATGTTTCAAGCGTAGGTGGAAGTAATGATGAATTACATATTGCTGTTGTTGACGAAGACGGTGGTATCACAGGTACTGCTGGATCAATTCTAGAAACTTTCCAAGGATTGTCACAAGCTTCAGATGCAAAAGATGCTTCAGGTAATTCAAATTACTATGTTGATGTTCTTTACAGATCAAGTGAGTTTATCTATTGGATGGATCACGAAACTACACTAGCAAATGCTGGTTCAAGTAAAGTCGGTCAAACATTTGATAGTCAAGGCACAGCCGCATTTACAATCTTTAAATCATCACTATCTGGTGGAACAGATGATAATGCACCAACTAATGGTGAATTAGCAGCTGCTGTTGAGAAGTTTCAAGACAGCGAAACTGTTGACATTAACTTCTTGATTTGCGGACCTTCACAAACAAGCGCTGACGCTACTGGCGACACATATGCAACAAAAGTAATTGATATTGCTGAGCAAAGAAAAGATATTGTAGCATTTATATCACCTGCAAGAGCAGATGTAGTAAATGTATCAGATCCTATCGCTGCAACAGCAAATGTTAAAGCTTTTGCTGATGGACTTTCAAGTTCATCATATGCTGTCATTGATAGTGGTTATAAGTATATGTACGACAAATACAATGACGTATATAGATTTGTACCATTAAATGGCGACATTGCTGGTCTATGTGCAAGAACAGACTTAGTAGCAGATCCTCATTTCTCACCTGCTGGTTTCAGTAGAGGACAAATTAGAGGTGCTGTAAAACTAGCATTTAACCCTAACCAGACACAACGAGATGACTTGTATAAAGCAAGAGTAAATCCTGTTGTAACATTTCCTGGTCAAGGTACAATACTGTTCGGCGACAAAACAGCTCAAGCAAAACCTAGTGCTTTTGACAGAATTAATGTTAGAAGACTGTTTATCACTTTAGAGAAAGCAATCTCTACTGCTGCTAAATTCCAACTCTTTGAGTTCAATGATGAGTTCACAAGAGCACAATTTAGAAACTTAGTAGAACCTTTCCTAAGAGATATACAAGGTAGACGAGGACTTACAGACTTCTCAGTAGTCTGTGATGAAACAAATAACACAGCGGAAGTAATTGATAGAAACGAATTTGTTGCAGACATTTTTGTCAAACCAAATCGTTCAATTAACTTCATCAAACTAAACTTTATTGCTACACGATCTGGTGTTGCATTTAGTGAAGTGGCTGGGGCATAGGGGGTAGAACATGGCAAACGTATCAGATTTTATCTCTAAACTTAAAGGCGGAGGTGCTAGAAACAATCAGTTTAAAGTAACTATGCCGTTCCCTGGTTATGCAGCTGTTGGTGGTGAGACAGAAAGTATGGCATTTTTATGTACTGCTACTAACTTACCCCAAAGTGAACTTGGTGAATTAACTGTAAACTTCCGTGGTAGACCTATCTATATGGCAGGTGATAGAACATTCCAAACTTGGACTACAACTATCATTAACGATACTGATTTCTTAATCAGAAATGCTATTGAGAGATGGTCAAATGGTATAAACAACCATTCAGATAACGAAGGACTTGTAAATCCTGTTGATTATCAAGTGGACGCATTTGTCGATCACTTAGATAGAAACGGTAATACAATCAAGTCTTACACTTTTAGAGGATTGTTTCCAACATTGATAGGTCAGGTTGATCTAACTATGGAACAAGCAACTGCTCTAGAAACATTTGAATGTACTTGGAGATACCAATACTGGGAATCAAACACTACAACATAATGTTGAAAAAAAGGGCGTCTTTCGAGGCGCCCTAAATAATATAGTATAAGGAGAATAGTAGTGGCAGAAATATTTGGTTTCGAAATCAAGCGAAAAGACCTCAAGCCTAATAGTCAATCGTTTACTACACCGTCAAGTGATGATGGTACGCAAACGATTATGGGTGGAGGACACTTTGGAACTTATCTTGATATAGAAGGAAAAGTAAATAATGAATCAGATTTAATTAGAAGATATAGAGAGATTGCTATGCACCCAGAGTGTGATATGGCGATTGAAGATGTCATTAATGAATCTGTGGTGGTAGACGATAATCAAGAGGTTGTTCGTCTAAACTTAAATAAAGTTCCGTTTTCAGCAACTTTAAAGAAAAGTATCTCAACAGAATTTAAAACTGTACTTTCGTTATTGGAATTTGAACAAAAAGGTCATGATATATTTCGTAGATGGTATGTAGATGGTAGAATAGTTTATCATAAACTTATTGATCCTAAAGATACGAAAGCAGGTATTACAGAGCTGCGATATATTGACCCACGAAAAATTAAAAAAGTAAGAGCACCAAAACAAAAACCTGGTAATGAGTTTGCACCAATAGATAATAAAAAGCCTCAAGCCGTTGAATTTGATGATTTTTTTATCTACAATGAAAAGGGTGTACAACCTGGCGCAAGTGCAACAACAGGATTAAAGATTACTAAAGATGCTATCGCATATTGCCCTAGTGGTTTAGTAGATCAACAAAAGAATTTAGTATTGTCTTATTTACATAAGGCAATTAAACCAGTTAATCAGCTGCGTATGATTGAAGATAGTGTAGTTATCTATCGTATATCAAGAGCGCCTGAAAGAAGAATTTTTTACATTGATGTAGGTAATCTGCCTAAAGTAAAAGCAGAACAATATCTAA